GGCCCATTGGCTGGCATGGCTGTCTCTGCTGTAGCTAAAGCAATTGGATGCGAACCTGATGCTGTACAGGACATCATCAGCAGCAACAAACTGACTGCCGAACAAGTGGCTTCTATCCAGCTTGCTGAGTTGGAATTGAAGAAACAAGCCCAATCGATGAACCTTGACTTTGCCAAACTAGTGGCAGAAGACAAGAAGTCTGCTCGGGATATGCAGATTGCCACCAAGTCATGGATTCCCCCCGTGATGGCAGTAGGTGTTACTGTTGGATTCTTTGGGATTTTGTTTGGCCTGATGTATGGTCAGATTCAACACGCCCCTCAAATTGACATCATGTTGGGTAGCCTAGGTACTGCTTGGACCGGCATCATTTCTTTCTACTTTGGTAGCAGTGCTGGTAGCCAAGCCAAGACCGAATTGTTGCATCAATCGGAACCCGCCAAATGAAAGCCAACTTTGATGCATCCTTTGACAAGGTGATGCAATCTGAAGGGGGGTATGTCAATGACCCTGCCGACAAAGGCGGCGAAACAAATTTGGGGGTCACCATTGGCGCTTGGGGCGCTTATTTGGGCCGTGCCATAAAGCCCGGAGAAATGAAAGCCCTGACAAGAGAGCAAGTCAAGCCATTCTACAAGCAGATGTATTGGGATAAGGTCAAAGGTGATGACCTACCCAAAGGCGTTGATTACGCCGTTTTTGACTTTGCTGTAAACGCTGGTACTGGACGGGCTTCCAAGTTTCTCCAAAGGGCCGTAGGAGCCGTTGATGACGGTGCTATTGGTTCAGGGACTTTGGCTTTAGTAGCCAAAACTTTTAATAAAACTTTGCTGGATAACTTTTCCAAGCAAAAAGAAGAGTTTTATCGTGGTCTTGCTGAAAAAAATGCATCTCAGCAAAAGTTCTTAAAAGGCTGGTTAGCGCGATTAGATCATGTCCATAATGATGCAATAGACATGTGCTAGATTCCGCGCCAACTTTGCGGAGCAATTATGAAAGCACCAACTTCAAAAGCCGAGTTTATCAATACATGGAATCAATGGGGTTCTGCTTCCAAAGTTGCCACAGCATTAGGCATTAGTGAAAGAGCCGTTCACCGAAGACGGCGCAAAATTGAAGCAGACAGCAATCAACCTTTGGTTAGCGTTGATGAACGTGCGAGGCCATATTCGCACATGCAGCCCATTCAAACCTCTATCAATAAAATTGAACTTGGCATACTAGACCAGACCATCATTGTTTTTAGTGACGCTCACTTTTGGCCCGGTGAATACACCACCGCTTATAAAGGGCTGTTATGGGCGATTAAAGAACTCAAGCCTCATGCTGTTATCAGTAACGGCGATTCTTTTGACGGGGCTAGTGTTAGTCGCCATCCTCCACTTGGTTGGAATCACACTCCTAGCGTCATTGAAGAACTCAAAGCGGTTCAAGCCCATCTTGGTGAAATTGAAGAAACTGCCAAAGCTGCTAGACACAATGTAAAACTTCTGTTTACATGGGGCAACCATGATTCACGCTTTGCCAGCAGGTTAGCTTCCCAAGCCCCTCAGTACAAAGAAGTACATGGTTTTAAATTGGAAGATCATTTACCTGCATGGGAATTTGCATGGTCAGTATGGCCCACTAAAGATTGCATCATTAAGCACCGTTATAAAAGTGGTGTTCATGCCACACACAACAATACAGTAAATGCAGGTATTAGCATCGTTACAGGGCATCTTCACAGCCTAAAAGTCACCCCATTTGCTGATTACAACGGAAACAGGTACGGTGTAGACACCGGAACTTTAGCCGAGCCGTATGGTCCTCAGTTTGATTATGGCGAGGGTAATCCCCTAAATCACAGAAGTGGATTTGCTGNGCTGACATTCAAGGATGGTAAGCTTTTGTGGCCTGAGTTAGTTCACAAATGGAGCGACACTCAGGTTGAGTTTCGAGGAAAAGTTATCAATCTTTAGGAGTGCGTATGTTTAATTTTGTGATGATTATTGGTGAAACAGAAGAGTTTGACGATTTTGCAGACGATGAGTTTGATGCGTTTATGGACTGCTTTTCTGAAGACGAAGAGTATGAGTATGACGAGGACGCTGGATGCTATTGCTGGTATGACGAAGAGCATGAAGCGTGGTACTGGCTGAACGAAGAAACCAACGAGTGGCTTTTGGTTGATGACAAAGAAGAAGCTGCTTAATTTGGGTAAATCATAGCCAACGCTTCTTGAACAGACGCTTGGATTTGGGACACGACTTGCTCAAAAGGTAAGTCGTGTTTTCTATGTTGACGCAGTATGTTGTTAATTTCATCGAGCGCTTGCCAAGCATATTCTGAGTGAATAGATTTAATGGCTTCGTTTTCATCATTGAATGTTGCTGTGATTTGCATATTCATTCCTTACTTTTCCTTGGCTTAGGGCAATCTTCAGGCACTTCAACAGCGCACCAGATTGCCATAGGGGGCTGTCGCCTACCCGTCTTCCATCGGTCAATGTAGCAATCAGGCATCTTTTTCAGCATAGGGTATACAGACCTAGACGAAATGCCTGTTTTGGCACAAATTTCATTCACACTAAGCCCGTCTGGAAACATCCTCAAAATTGCTCGGATGACTGGGGCTTTTGGTTGATAGTGTTGGTTTTCAATATTCATATAAACGGCGTGGTTTTCCAAGGTTGAAGACGAAGTTGGTTGTGTTGATTGCTGCTCGTTTTTGGTCATAGCGTTTTCTTGTTTCTCGGCGAAGCGCCTTTTTGTTCAGTTTCTTGGCATCAGGCAGGTCACCAAGCCCATAAATAGCCCTTGGATAGCGTCTACCAGTCTCGCTGTCATGGGTGTAGCCTGAGATGTGTATCCGCTTTGGTGTCCTGACACTAGCTTTGCTCATGCGGGTGATGACAGCAGAACAATTCATCCTGTCCAAGCCAATGTAATGGCATATCTCGCTTCGGGTCAATGGCCCGTATTCCTCCAGCACTTTCACAATGTCGGACACTGTGCTGCCGTAAGCCTTCACTTCTTTAGCCCTTTGATGTAGACCGCAAAGCTGTCCTGAGTGGCCTTACCAAACCCTTTGATTTCACCGATGCGTGATGCAGCTTCATCTAGTGCGGCGTTCCATTCGCGCTGTGGTGGTTCGGTGTAGACATTGACACGCTGGTAATAATCAGGCGCGCCTATAAACTTTTCTCCTGCCGCGCCAACCATGCCTGTATCTTTACCTGTCAAAAGTAAAGTCCACGCCACAGGCTCCTGCGCTGGCTGTGCCAATGCTGCTTCAAGCTCTTTAATCCGCGCCATGTGTTCTCGCAAAGATTCTTGTGCCGCCTCAAGCATTGACCAATCGTATCCGTACGGCTCCTGCGCTGGTTGTGGCGAAGTGGTGTAAAGGGGGAACCACTTACCCTTTAGCTTGCCATTAGGGTCTTTGTTCCCAGAAACAAAACACCAGTCTTCCGCTTCGGGCATTGTTGTCCACGCCACAGGCTCCTGCGCTGGCTGTGGTTGGTTGCACTTATAGCAATAGTCCGCAATCCATACGCCGTGAGGACACCGATCCTGCGCTGGCTGTGCCAAGGCTGCTTTGATGGCGGTGGTAACGTAGTCAATCTCTGCATTTGCTTTGTCTGCGCCACAGTTGCACTCGTTACCTTCTGCTTCATTAGCGCATCCGTCTTCATGTTTGGGACATGAATACCAAGTGTCTTCGCAGTAGTAATGCGTTCTTCTATTTGCTTCCAACGCCTCAAGCGCCATTTTCAATGCTTCTTTGTTCATTGCTCTTTCCTATTCAAGTAACGGTTAACTGCGTCCTCATGGCTTTCACCTTCAACCATGACAAGGTTTCCGCTTAAATCTGTGCGTACGGGCCAGCGTTTGGTTAGCCCAAGACGCTCTTTGCACTCCCGCAAACCGAGTTGCCCAAGCGTTGCAGCGGAAACATAAACGCCCATTCCGTTTTTTGTCCCTACACAAACACTTCCATGCTCCAGCGCCAGCTTCAATGCTTTGTCTTCAGTCATCAGCGACTCCTCATAAATTCATGGACTTTTGCTGCGGCTGCTTCGTCTCGTTCAAAAGACTCGCTTGGGTCAAACCTTTTACGATGCGTCAAGGCTTCAAGCCGCTGCACTTCGGCATTCAGCGCCTGTATCGCAAATACGACTTCTCTGTCTAGGTCGTTCCACGACACCAAGTTGCGCTCATACAAGCGCGTGACAATTTCTCTTGCTCTTTCAACTGTGCTGTTCATCATTCTTCTCCTTCAAAGTTTTCAATGTGTGCCTGCAAGTCAACGATGCGGGATGTTTGACGCTCCAGCATTGCTTCCAGTTCTTCAATACGCTTTGCCATGCGCTGCTGTTCTTCCACCATCACAGCCATTGCGTCCCAATCGGGGTGAAAATTGTTTGCTGGCTGCATCTTGTCCGCAGCCATCTGACGCTTGGCTTGATAGCCACCGCCCCAGTCACCCTGCTTGCGGGCAAGGTCGTCAAAGGCTTCGTCTTCAGGTGTTTTCATAGCATTCCATTTCGTAAAGTTATGCAAGTGCCCTCAAGCTGGGTAATCATTCCCCCGCCCTTGAGCGCCATCTTGCGCAGGTTTTCTTTTTGGCTTTCCAACGCGCTGCGGCATTCAGTTTCGCGTGCGTAGTACGTCATGGTCTGCATGAACTCACAATGGCCATTCATGCAGACGAACAGGACCGGCACGAAGATGGTCTGAATCATGCGACCACCCACCACACAAACGAACCGATGCCAATGACCAGCAAGATGAAAAAGAACAGGGCGATTACGGTCATCAGTAAATCACCGAGGAAGTTGTCGTCATCGTCGTCGCTCATGCTTTGCTCCTTGCGCGGATAGCGTCACCATAAGTCCCGCCGCCTTCTTTCAGAATATGGTCAACCATCTTGGCGCACTCTTCACGCTCATGTGCGGCTACCAACTCAGCAAAGCGTATAACCAATGGCGCAAGGTCACGCTCTGTCCAGTAGATATGTTCAAAGTTAAAGCCCGCTTCTTTCGCAAGTTCTTTAATTTTCATTACGCATCCCTCCATGTCCAGCCCAGCAGCTTTTCTGTATTCTCAATCTGCTCAGGCGTTGGCTTGTGATACATGGCAAAACTTGTGTGTGGAAATGCTTGTGCGTACAGAATCCAATAGCCCATAGGCTTTGGTGGTTGCTGCAATGTGTAAGTGGTCATTTCTCCTCCCTCTTTTTCAGCATTGCGTCTGCTTGCCAGTATGCGTTTCGGCCTATTTCGTTCCAATGAATATCTTGACCATCTGCAAGCAGCCCCGAAAGTAGTCCCTGCATAGCCAGCCCAGCGTAGTGGTCACGCAAGGTCATGTCACGGGCAAAGCCTCCGGTCTTTTGCATCCAATTCGGGTCAACCATCCACACGGGGCCATCGGTAATGGGTACGTTTTTTTTCATGATTGCGTTCCTTTAGCTTTTTGCTTGAGATACCATCTACGAGAGTATTCCCGTTGACGGGCTTTACGAAACTCAATCAAGGCTCGGTCCGCAAGGGGAGATGGCGATACTGACAACTGGTTGATGTGGTTGGTGAGTTTTGGACCTGTTGTTCCAATAATGCAATTCGGGCAAATACATTCCAATTTTTCATTTATCTGTTTCCTTATATTCAAGCAATCGGACATTCAATCGGGTGATTCGGTGGTGGTGGTACTGAGCCATGTTTGCTGCGTAATCAAGAGCTGACTCTGCTTCTAGCTTTGACCTGTGGGCTTCTGTCAATTCACTGACTACTAGTTCCAATGGGGTGGGGGTATGCAAGAGTTTCTTGATTAACTTCAGCATTCCAACTCCCGCAGCTTTAACATGTAATGGATAGCCTTGTCTGCATCATCATTGCTGCCATCTTTCCGGCCCTGACGCATACTGTATTTGATGATGTTGCCTTTGATAAACCCTAGAAATTCTTCTGGAGTCAAAATAGCTTCCATCACATTCCAAGGCTGCACTTTCATGTCCTTGTAATGCGTTCCACCAATTTGGTATTCATCTGCTTTCATTTGCATTCCTTTGTGAAGATTGATACAGGGCTGTGGCATGGTGGGCAGTAGTGTGCGTAACCCATGTAAAACCCAACAACCAAAATGGTGGACGCCAATCCTATTGACATAAAAATAGTCTCAAGCAATTTCATAGCAATTCCTATTCTTTAACAAACACTCCATTTGCCAGCAATGTGCCTTTGCGGTTTTTGATAACGTCATAGGCAATTTCCATGCAATTGACCAAGTTGATGTCTTGCAAGGCGCAATACACAATCAGACAAACCATCACATCACCAACGCCGTCCTGAATGTCTTCTACGTTGTGTTTGATGGTGGCATCTGCTAATTCACCCATTTCTGAAACTGCTTTCAGTAGCTGGGTCTGAGGGTTGCTGTTTGGAATAATCTTCCGGGCTTCTGCCCATCGGACAATATTCATCTCTACATCTGCATAAGTTGTCATTGGTACTCCAAAAAATTAAGGGGAGGGGGTACTCGCTGCACTTGGCGGCAACTGCGAATTGATACCAAGCATCTGCTTTCCCCCCAAAAATCAAAAGAAATCGTCTAAATCGTCTACCTTGGATTTGCGGGTAGGTTGGCTACTCTGACGCACCTGCTCTTGTTTAGGACGCACAGAGAGGCTCCAGAAGGGCGTACCGGCCTTGCTAGTCTTCTTCCATGCACTGATCCAGTAGTCTTTCCCATCGACATTCAGGGAGCCATTGAGGTCTGGGTGTTTTTCCTCTTCCTTTTTGTCATTTTTGAAGAGGTTTCCGCGATTGTCGTTGTTGTATTCCATTATTTACTTTCATTAGGTTCAAGTTTTTCTTTATACGCTTTGATAGCAGAGCGTACCTTTGTGTCCGGCTTCAGCATTGCCCATACTGCTAACCGTACTTCGTTGTCGGCAATGGATTCCCATTCGCCGTACATTCCTGCCAAATCCCCTTTGTCATGCAATGCGCGAATGGCATCTGCAATCTTGTCAATCAGGGATGTGTCTTGTTCGGGCAAGTCTTCGCCGCTGTATATGTATAGACCGAGGCCATGCAAACTCAGCGCTTTGGTCATACACCGCATAATTGCCGTGTTGACAGCAAATGAGTCTGGATTGGTGATAGCTTTGTTTCGGTGATCCATTACCGGCAATTGGCATGTCATAGCCTTCCCGAACATGGTGGCGGTCACCCACACCATCGCCGTACCATTGATGTCGGTAAAGCATTTGTCTCCAAACATCACCACTTCAAAAGTAGCAGCAGGGTCTGCCTTTAATGCTTCAGCCCATGCCCATGCCCATGACAGGTAGGTAAGGTTGCCTTTTTTCTCAGTGTGTTCGTTGACATTGAGTTTGAGTAAGGTATTAACGTCCATTGATTAACTCCATTTGTTGTTTAGATTTTTCGGCTGCCCATTCAATTTCCCATTCAATGATTTCTTTTTGGTCTTCCAAATACAAATCCTGAAAAGGAACAAAATGGTTTTCATGGCAGCAAGAATATTTCTCGCCCTTGGGTTCTAGGCAATAGCAGCAATAATCAATGTCGTGAAACTCTGCTTGGTACTGTTCAAATACTGATTTCATTTCATTACTCCATGCGATTGTTAATTTGCTCTTCAATAAATTGGATGGTGCTGTGGGGCAGAATATCCCAAAACTCCACGCCAGCATGTTTGATGCTGACAATGGTGGCATAGGTGTTTTCTTTGGAATCCCACCAGTCAACTTCGCACTCAATCTCAAAGGTAGCGCCTTCGTAGGTGTACTGTGTGTTCATA